CGATATCCTTTCTTCGTTTGAGTATGGTTTTTCTTTGTCGGAAATTATTTACAAGCGCGGCGAGTCCGGCTTGATTGAAGTTAAAGACATCAAGACGCGTCCACCGCACACCTTTGAATTTCATCTGGACATGAAAGGTGACGTGGAAAAGATTATCCAGAACGCGGAATCGTCCGCCTACACCTTCAAGCCCGACTATTTCCTGCACTATGTTTATCAGCCGGAGTTTGGGAATCCCTACGGTCAATCCGACCTGCGCGCCGCGTTCCAAGCGTGGAAGACAAAAAAATTCTTCTTTCGGTTCTGGGCCATGTACGTGGAGCGGTTCGCATCTCCCACCGTTGTCGGCGAATACCCAGAAAACTTTGACCAATCCAAGGTGGCGCGTATCCAAGCCATCTTGAACACGATCCAAAACACCACGACGTTAGTTGTTCCAGAAGGAACAAAAATTGATTTTAAGATGCCCAATCGTGACAGCTCTGGCATTTATGAAAACGGCGTGAACATGCTGAACACAATGATCGCACGTGCCGTTTTGATGCCGGACTTGCTCGGACTGTCAGGAAACCAAACCAAAGGTGGAAGTTATTCGTTGGGCGAGACACAATTCCAGATGTTTATGGGACTAATCAAGCGCGAACAACAAACCCTCGCGCGCGCGCTTACGCTGAAGCTGATCCAGCCATTGGTCAAAGCCAATTACGGCGATTACAGTGCAGAGTTTGAATTTAAACAGCAATCCAAAGAAGACGCATTGGAAACCATGCGCGTCTGGATCGAGGCGACGAAAGCGGGGCTATGGAAACTGAGTGAAGACGAAGTGAAGCATTTCTTGGAGGTCACGAAGTTCCCCGTCCCCGATGTTATTGAGATCAAAGAACCGATGCGGGATCAACAATTTCCGATGGCAGGTTCCCGCCCCAACGTCCCCCCTGCACTTAACAACAAACCCGAGGATGCACCCAACGGCAGACCTGAAGAGGACGAAGACGAAGAGGATGACGAGTCTGAGCCCAAAGAACCATCGGAAAAGTTTTCTGAACGTAGCTATAGAGAAAAGACCAAGTACGAAAGCACGGTCAACTTTAAGCAGATCGAAGAGTTTTTAGACGGGAAGGATGAAAAGGCGTATAAGAAACTTAAGGGATTGGCCAAAGATATCTATTCCGACTACATCGCTCAGGTGCGCGAGCGAAATCTGCTAAACAAGTTTAAGCCGGAACTTATTAACGAACTGACAATCCATTTCCAAAAGCCCATGAACATCGAATTTAAAAACTTCATGAAAGATGTTTACATGGATTCTTATAACCAAACCCAGCAAGAATTCTTTCCGAAAGCAGAGGCCAAATTCGCGTTGACCGATGAAATGTTGCCGGACGAATTCCTTGAGATCATCGACGCCGAAGCGTTTAAACTGGTGGGCGACTATTCCGTGAACATTACAAACAAGATGCGCAACAAAGTTGTTCAGGGTATCAAGAACGGAGTTAATGAGCGCGAGTTGTTGGGATTGCTTCGTGAATTGGGCGACGAGGAAACCGACAAATGGCTTAAGACGGTGATCCGAACCAAGTCATCCGAGATGTACAACCGCGCACGCAAATCGTTCTGGGACAACGACGAATTTGCCAGCCAAATCATTGAAGCGTATCAATACAGCGCGATCATGGACGACAGAACAAGCGACGTCTGTAGATCCTTGGACGGGAAGATATTTGAGAAGGGAGAATTTACGACACAGATTACTCCGCCCTTGCATTTTAATTGCCGATCTCTTCTCGTCCCTATTACCAAGTTCGAGGAATACAAAACCAACGAACCAGCCTCGATTGGGTCTTTGCGCGAAAAAGGCGCAAACCTTCTGACTGAAAAAACGAACGTTAAGGCCTATGAGATCAAGCAAATTGTTCGCTCATCCGGGTCTATAAAGAAATATGGCGACAGCGTGGTAATAAGCGATCCCGGCAAGGGCAAACAAATCTTGATTTTCTATTACAAGATTTCCAACGGAAGCACAGAGAAGTCCACCGTGGTCGGCGTGAAGTCCTCGGACGAAAAAGAAATACGTTACCGACAAACGCTTAAGCCGTCGGAAACATCTTTCGAAAATTTCCGATCCGATCCTTGGAAACTTCCCAAGGGAACCGATTTCGTTATCAACATTACAACGGACGATATCGACATTAATTACACCGTCGAATATCGAATCGGTTAATGTCAATCAACGCGATCGGGCGCGCGACACGCTACTACGACCACGGATCGCCTTTTACCGAAGCTTACGATGTGGATTCCAGCGGAAACACTATTTATATAGGCCGCACCAAACCTGGCAACGCCAAATCCGCGGCAACATGGCAAATCGTTAAGCTAACCTACAACGCCAGCAACCTTCCAACGGATCGGCAGTGGCCCAACGGCGAGAATTCGTTTCGATTTGTTTGGAACGATCGCGCCTCTTACACTTATTCGTGATGAAGAAATTACTGCTCGGCCTTTTCCTTTCTTTCCTTTCCACCGCCAGCCTTAAGGCCGAAGCAACAAAAACGATATTCAATCCGTTCACCAGCAAACTTGATTTTATCACCGCCTTAACAACCAACAGCGTCACCGCCTCCGGTTGCATAACCATAACCACCACAACACAAGGATTTCTGATCAACGCGACGGGGTGCAGTGGAGGCGCAAGCGGAACCACCATCCGCGTGGAAGATCAGGGCGCGTTTACTGTCAACACCAGCACTCTTAATTTTTCCTTAGGACTTCTTGCCACCAACGATGTCGGGGAGGGGAAAGTAACGTTGAATCCCAGTTCCTTTTTAGGGCCGCAGAGTTGGAGCGATGGGATCGCAGATACAAGCATTACTGTGACCTACAACGTCAACGCCGGGACGCCACCGGAATGGACGTATTCAGACGACAGAATTGAAACCTTGAACGATTTGGCTCTGCCCGATTTAGATCCCAGCCGACCTTTAAAGACGAACGGGACACAAGTTATAACAACGGGTTTAATCAATTTGGCTGATACAACAAATGAAGTGACGGGGATCTTGCCAGGGGCCAATCTGGGGTCTGGTTCGACCAACTACATTCAAAACACGGACACGCTTCAGGCGGGAGCCACATTTTTTGTTTCTAGCGGAACCGCCGCCACCTTCAACACAACCACAGCCAACATCGGGACACTGAACGCGACGACAATCAACGGATCGCCTTGGGGTTCGGCCAATCTTGTCGCCTATCTCAATGGGGCAAACGTCCTAACAACAAACCCATCTTTTATTTATTTCGACGCTTTTCAAATTCTTTACGCTCCCGCCATTTTGGGAACAACGTATATGGGCGGTGCGTTCGGAGCCCCCATTGTCAGCTTTGACGCGGATAATTCCAACTTTGTCGGGTTTATATCGTCCAGCGTCGTCACAACAGACAACCTTTACACAATCCCTTCGTCGTCTGGTGCGGTAAATCAGGTCTGGGTCTTGGACGGGTCAAACAAATTCCAAAACAGGTATGTGGATCAGATCATGAAATTTTCAACTTGGTTTAACGCTGAACAAGCCAAACTTCCAACGTCAAACCCTGGTGTTATTTCGAACGCCGACGCACTCCGTGTTCCGATGTTATTGTTTGACGCCTCCGTTGATGAAAGCGTGAGCTGGTCTGGGTTTTTGACCCCTTATACCACCACTCAAATGTCAGCCAAAGTCTGGTATACGATGGCGTCCGCCACCACTGGAAACGTGGTTCACAATCTTCAAGTGGCGTGTGCGTCGTCAACGTATTCGGGGGATATCGACACCATCGCGTTTGGCTCAGTCAGCGCGTCAACAATAACGGTTCCGTCCGTAGCAGGGCGTATCGGAATTGCCACCATGACCGTCCTCAATACGAATTACGGGTGCCGGAAAGACGATATGTTTATTCTGAAATACAACCGGGACGCCAATTCGTCCCAAGATACGGCGTCGGGGGATTTGGAGGTCAGAAAAATCCTAATTTATGAACCGTAGAATATTTCTCACCCTTATCGTCCTTCTCCCTTCTTTATCTTCTGGGTCTATTTATTTTGATGGGAACGATCAGTTAAATTGTTCAAAAGGCCCAACTCTCGACAAATATTTTACCCTTTCCGCTCAGATCAAAATTATTACAGGTGACTTCCCCGATCCCCAAGTTGTTATTTCCCGTGGTACAGACGCCTTGGCTGGCCCTGTGTATGAAATGCGAATTGCTCAAGACCCCGATGCCGGATCAGGACATACGGTTTATTGCGAATTCACGGACGAAGGTGGCACCCTAAACACTATTTATGCGGATTGCGCAACCACCGGGGATTGTATGCAACCTGGTGAGCCCTATCACATCGGTTGCGTTTTGGATCAGAGGGGCGACTTAACTCCTTGGATTAATGGGGTTGCTTACAATACCTTGGCCACCGGAGGGGCGACAGCCCAAGAAGATTCAAACGTTTATTTGGCTATGGATCACTACGGATCAAACCCTGCCACCGAGATCGAAGTCTCCGACGCCACGATTTGGTTCACGGATTTAAATACCAACCAAATGCAATCCTTGGGTCTTTCGTACATGAGAAGCAGCATTATCGACAGCACCTTTTTGGCTGGTCGATGGCCTCTGGATGACTTGGAAAATAACACCAACGTCGGGACAACGCCAATGACCGACCGAAGCGGCGGCGGAAACCCTTGTACTGCCGCAAGTTCGACAGAAGGCGGAACATTATATGCTGATTGGGTGAGGTACAAATGAAACGAACAATTATTGCGCTCATATTTTTATTCACGCCGTGCTTGACGTTTGCAGACAGCATTGTCATTTTCAGCACCAACACGAACAATTGCTTAAGGTTTCTCCCATCCCGCGACCCTGTTAATTACGTTGGTCGCATCGACGCCATGATCTTTAACGACACCACATCCCAAACGGAAGAACAAGTCCAGCTCTTAATTTCCACAACCCCCATCCGTTACTTTAAGAAGTCGGGGACGAGGCAAATCGTTGAAATGACACAGGCGGAGAAAGATCAAGTGGAAGCTCAGGAAAGAACCGCAAGAATTAACTCAGCGAGAGTTTCCGCTTTAAGGGAATTGCTGGGGATTGGATCGTCTTACGCTCGTGACCGCGCCATTGTTTTACTGAGCAAAGATGAGGTCAACCATATTCGGGAATGGTTAACATCGTTCAAGGTGGAAGTGGCCTCGGCCACAAGCCTTAATGATCTCAAAACGCGGGTGGGTAAATTGCCAGCCATGCCCAACAGAACCAGCGAGCAGGCCAAGACCGCGTTGCAAAATATTCTCAGTTCGGGACAAGCGGACGAATAAATTTTCAGAAATAAATAGACTTTTTTTAATACTTGATTAGAATATTGGAGGCCTTATGAAGAAATTGACACTGATTACAGCCGTTGTTTTAATGAGTTCTCTCGCGCACGCGGGTGGGCGTCAGAAAGATTCCATTGCTGATATCGGCCCCGCATCTGTTACCTTGACAGTTTCGACGAACATTGTCGTGTCCGCTGGCGGATCAGGCATATCGAATTGCCTTGACTACGCAATCCCAACTTCAACGGCAACATTCCAGTTTTATATCCTTGACGGAAACACGACTTCTTATTACGAGCGCGTCCAGCCAAACTCGCCCAACCCCGGGAACCTTACAAATTGGTGCGGATCTTCAAATTCCACCTTAACGTTAAAGACCACGGTCATCACCGCAGGAACGGAAACCACTGTCAATTACAAGGGGTTTAGGGGGCGATAATATGCCAGAAACCAAATCTATTCGCGGCGTAGAAATCTTCGCGGCCGGTCGATGGAACGGCGACGACTATACCGAACAGGATATGGACGCCATCGTTCAATCGTTTGAAGAGACAAAATCAAAATTAAGACCTTACCTGAAACTTGGCCACGGAAAGAAACAAACCCTTATTGAAAAAGATGAACTTCCATCCGCAGGATTTATTGATCGCGTTTATCGCGTCGGGAAGAAACTCGTTGCCGACTTTTCCAACATACCGGAAAAGATTTACGAGCTTATTAAACGCCGTGCTTACGATCGCGTCTCGTCTGAAATCTTCGTGAACATGAAGATCGGAGAGAAGACTTATCCCTATGCGCTCAAAGCCGTTGCGTTGTTGGGTGGCGAAACGCCTGCCGTTCAAGACTTAAATTCCATTTTGAATCTGTATCAAAACGACTACGAAAGTATTTCGTTCAGTTCGGTTCAGGGATGCGAAGTAACAACTTCGGATCTCAATACAAAAACCGAACCCCAGGAGGATGCCATGTCCGCTAACATCGAAGAAGTTGTGCGTCAAAACACGAAGCTCGAAGCTCAAGTCAAATCACTCGAAAGCGAAATCGCTGAATTGGAAAAAGAAAACAAAGCGATGGAACAAAACTTCAAGGCCACCCAGTCCCAGGCCAAAGAGTACAAGGAAAAAGCCGAATCCCTTGAAAAGAACTTGAAAGAGTTTGAACACAAAGCCTTCGAAAAAGAAGTGGATATGGAAGTCGAGAAACTTTTCTCCGACGGTAAAATTGTCCCTGCCCAAAAGCCGTTCTTGTCCGCCATTCTCAAAGGTGTGAAGATGAACGAATCCACGAAATCGTTCAGCATTGAAGGCAAAGAATACGCCGACGTTAAAACGTTGGTGAAAGCCTTCATCGACGCTCATGTCGAGATCAAGACCGACGAGCAGGTGGAAACCGATCATATCGTCGATTCCAAAACAGAAGAAGCCCATTTAGAAAAAGTCCACAAATATGCCCAAGAGCATAAAGTTTCTTTCAAAGAAGCTTACTTGCGTCTTGCGCCGAAGAGCCTCACTAAGGACGAGAAATAACTTTTCTCGTTTATAAAGGGTTCACCAAAAAATAATTAAGGAGTCTTACTTCTATGTCAATAGAACAAGGCCCGAGTTTTAGAGCAAACGAGAGCATCCCCGCCTACGTTATCGTAGCCGCGAATGCCTCTGGCACTTTGTCTGATCTTCGATGCGAAATCGCCGACACGTCTACGTCGGTTCCCGTCGGAATTATTCAAGATGCCGTATCAACTGACGGATCTGCCGATGTCCGCACGGATGGAGTTGCCCGGCTTTTGCTGGCAACCACCACAGCGGTGGGAGATCGTCTCATGTGGCAAACCGCCACAGGTCAAGGAATGCCTGTAGCCGCTGGAACAATCACGGTGAGTTTCTTCGCCGTTGCTCTCGCCGCAGGTACCAACGGAAGCATAATCCCGGTTCAGATTCGACCGAATCTGTTACCGAACATCTAAGCAAGGAGGTAAATTAAGATGCCTAGACCATCTCAAGTTCACGTTTCAAAGGCTCTTGAAAACATCTCCGTTGCTTACATGCCGCAAGGCCTGGTAGCTCAAGATGTTTCGAAAGTCGTTCCCGTCATGCACGAATCAGACACGTATTTCGTGTATTCCAAAGATAATCTGCGCGTCCTGTCCACTGTGTGGGCCGATGGCGACGTTCCAAATCGTTCGAATTGGAATCTCTCTACTTCGACCTATACCTTGACACGCAATGCGCTTCGCGATCTGGTAACAGATCGAACCAAAGACAACGCCGATATCGCGGTCAAGCCCGAAGTCGATGTCACCGAAGCTCTCACAGGTCAAATCAAACTGAAAATGGAAATTGATCTTTTCAGCTTGATTAACTCGTTGACGAGCTGGGCGGCACGCACGTCCTTGTCCTCGACACAACGTTGGTCTGCCAACACAACGATCTCCAATCCCATCACCTTTGTGGATTCGGCGACGACAAGCGTTCGCAGACGTTCCGGCATGAAAGCCAACACCATGGTCATAAGCGATGGTACTTTCAAAGCCGCAAAAGAACACACATCCATCGTTGACCGTATTAAATATACGAGTCAGCAATCGGTGACGCCGGATCTCTTGGCGACACTGTTCAACGTGGACAAAGTTCTTGTTTCCGGCGCGGTTCAGAACACAGCAGACGAAGGAATTACGGATGTCTTGGCCGATGTGGCCACCGATACCGCCTTCGTTGGCTACGTGGAACCGAATCCAGGACTTCGCAAACCCAGCACGTTCTATACCTTCCAAAAAGAAGGCGCGACACGTCCGTTCCGAGTTCGTAAATATCGGGATGACGAGCGCGAGGGTGATTGGATCGAAGTCAGTTCGTTCTATCAGATCCGAGTTGTTTCTTCGGATTGCGGATACATCATCAACGACACTGAATAATTAAACGGCTCATATTGCGGGGTCTGGGGGTTCGGGTCAAACCGATGCCCCAGGCCCCTTCGAGCCACAAGGAGATCGCATGAGAAAACTGAGAGAAGAAACAGCCGTATTGAATCAGCCTATCCCCGCCCGCCAAATAGATTCTCCCACGCGCGAGCGAGCCACACGAGACAACCCAGACTTCAATTTTTCCGACCTGGATAATTTCAAGCCCTATATCGAAGGCGAGGTTTTGCCTCCGGCGGTTACGAAAGTCAATCGCAAAGGCGTTCGATATCTTGAAAAATCCGGTGAGCCTCGTTTCTATTTCAACGGAAACGAAATGATCAAAGTTTTTATTGGTCTGGGTGGAAAGAAAACCACACTTTACTGGACATACAAAGGCGACGCCGCCAACCCGATTAAAAGCGATATGTCCAACGACATCCGCCCATTGCATCGGAAAATACGCGCCTATCTTCGCAAACGAGGGATTCCAGGGGCCTAAATGGGTTCGTACGCGACCACAACAACGATAAGCCAACGCCTGCCAGGGCTTATGATCGGAGACACAACGACATCCGATCAAACCCTGACCACGGTCTTTTCGTCTTATATTGATAAAGGGGAAACCCACTTCAACGCGGTCGCGGCCAAGAATTACAGCCTCCCGTTTACCGTTGTTCCGCCGCTCGCGCGCGAGATCAGCTTTGATCTGGCCGCGTATTGGACAATCCGAGCCTTCTCCACGCGCGACTGGCCGAACCGAAACGAAATGCTCGAAGACTATAAAGAGGTTTTCGAAACGCTCAAGATGTTGGAGGAGGGCGATATCACGTTGGCTTTAACCGACGGATCAATCATTGCGCAGGACACAACCAGCTTGATCTCGTCGAACCGTGAAGGCCAAGGGGCCGTGTTTGATCTGGATGAGCCAACAAATTGGAGAGCGGACAAGGACAGATTGGACGCGTTGGAAGGATCGAGGGATTAAATGGCTAGCGAGGTTCGCTTCGAATCCAAGGAGTGGGACGCCATGATTAAAAAGATCAACGATAGCGTCAAAGATCCCAAACCCTTGCTTCGAGCGGCCTTTGCGACACGCGGTTTCCGCGATATCATTCAGCATTTTGAACAAGAGAAAGGGCCAGACGGACAATGGAAACGATCGAAACGCGCAGAGCGCGAGGGCGGGAAGACCTTGCAGGACACTGGAAACTTGCGCAATGGATTCTTGCCCGGCAATATCAGCAACAAGGGCAAAGACGCGATCGTTTTCTTTAACCCGGTGCCCTATTCTGGTCAGCACGACGAAGGGACGGACGGGATGCCGCAACGCGAATTTATGTATTTAACCGATGACGCACAGGAAGACATGTTGAACATTATCTTGGATCAAATCGTCAAATGATGAGAGAATGGGTTACATTCGATGTCGATAAAATCGGCTATTCTTTTATTGTTTTCGCTCTTGCTGTTTTATTTATCGGTTACATTATTTTTGTCAAATACATAGAGGACATCTGTGGCGATTGATTATGTCAACAAGATCACAACGTTCGTCGACCTGCTCCGATCACATAACACGACGACAGCTACACCGGATTTATCGTCAAGTCTTACGACAAGAATCCAAACAATTACTGTGGCAGAACCCGATGTGGTGGGTTCGCGCCATGGTTTTTATCCACAAATCATGGTGGAACTGGGAAATGCCAATGAGAACGAAACGCAAATCGGAGACTTCTCCGGTCGACGGAAAATCAAAGACGTTACCTATAACGTCTGGGGTTTCTACAAAAAAGAAGGAATGTCAAAAAACCAATCCCAACAACTTACAGACTTTTATCAGATGGCCTCAAATATTGAAGCGGTCATCAAAAGAGAATCCACGCTCTCTGGAACCGCTTTGCATGTAGGCGTGGTCAGTACAGACTTTACAGAACGGAGGGAAAACAACTTGATTAAAGTCTTGAGAATCGAAACGTCGGTGCGGTATTTCTACTCATGAAAAAACAAACACTTCTATCGTCGGACGAGGTTCGTTCGCAAAGCAAAGCGGTTTGGAGCCAATTTGGTGACAGCGTTTGGATACCCAATGCCAAAAAGAATGCCCTTCTCAAAGCCCACGATTTAAACGAACTGGAACACACGGGCGTGGGCAAGATCGCGGTGTTGTGCGCAATGGGATCGAGCCTGGAAGATCACGTGGAAACGCTTAAGAAATACCGCGACCGCTTCGATATCATTTGTTGCGACAAAGCCTTCGGCCCACTTTATGATCACGGCGTCAAAGCCGACTATGTTGTTGTGGCCGATGCCAGCATTCCTTTTAAGTACATCGAAAACCATGTCCAGTACACCGACGGGGTTAAACTTTTGGCCACGCCTTACGCCAACACCGAATGGACACACGCATGGAAAGGGCCGATCTATTTCTACGTGAACATCGACGCCATCGAATCCCAACATGTTTTCCTTCCGATTATTGGTAAGAAAACCCGGCAGATTCCCGCGTCTTCGAATGTGTCCAACGCCATGGTCGTATTGTGGACAAACTGCGAAGGAAAAAAGAATGAAAACTGGGGCGGTTACGAAAGCTATTTGCTCTTGGGGTACGACTACTCTTGGCCCGTTAAAGGCAACTACTACGCATGGAATAACCCCATCCCAAAACGTTATTACATGAACCATCGCACACTTCCCGACATGGCTGGCAACATAGTTTTTACGTCGGAAAACCTTTTGTTCTCGTGCAAATGGTTGATCAGTTATGTGAACGTTTTTAATCTGCCCGTCATCAACTGTGGCCTCAAAGGTTTATTGGACATCCCCCAGAAAGCAAAATTTCTTGACGTGGTGGAACGCATCAACCCAAACAAGAAGATCCAGCAGGTGATTTCCGACAATTTCCACACATGGAAAGATTCGATGCGAGCGTACAAACAATCTGAAAGCACATTTTTTAATTCCAAGGAGGCACTCATATGGCAGTAGGCGATCAAGCAGAGGCGGCAATAAGGTCATACATTGCGTATGGCAAGGAATCAACATTTGGAACTTATGCGAGTGTTTCCGTTGCAGTGGAAGCGATTTCCTGTTCCTTCAAAGTGGAAAAAGAAAGCCAAAAACTGGAAACCCTGAACAAATCCAGAGACTTTTCCAAGCGCGTCCAAACCAACCAAAACGTATCCGGCACATTGGAGATGTATTTGCATCCGCTTGAATCCGTTCTTTTGTTTGCAACAGCAATGGGCGGCGGAATATCCACCTCGTCTCAATCGGGCGTGGCCATCCATACGCTAACCGCTGGAAACTTCGATACGTCTCCATCCTCGCTTTCCTTTAACATCCGCAAGGGCTCAAACGCGAACCATGTCTGGGAATACAGCGGAGGCCGACCCAACACCGTCACGATCACGGGTGAAATTGGCGAACCGATCATGATCACCGCTGAAATGGTGTTCAAAGATGCGACCTTGACCACAAACAACATCGGTGCCAACCTCAGCGTTTCCGCTTTGGCTCCGTTTGTTTATCACCAGGGGAGCTACATTTATTCCGGAACACAGGCCAGCTTGACTTCGACCAACTCCGAACCGATCCAATCCTTCGAATTGGTGATCAACAACAACATCATTTCCGACGCGGCGGCCCGCCAATTGGGCTCTCAAGTTCCGTCGGTGTTGCCAGCAACACAACGCGAAATCGAATTGACGATCACACAACGTTGGGACACAACCACGAATTACAATCGCTTCATGCAGGCAACGGAAGGTTCCGTGCGGCTTTTGTTCTCGGGTTCTCAGATCACGTCGACAGCGGCCCAAACTTATGCGTGGCAAATCGACATGCCGAAGGTTCTCATGAACACGCCTGACCCAGAGCTTTCCGGCGCGGGTGATTTGCTCCAAAGTGAAATCTCCTTTGACGTAATCACGGACAATCCGCAGACCACAACGGGCAAAGCCATCGTCGCAACGGTATGGAACAACGTAAACGCTTATTAAAGGGCGGGATCAATGTGGTTTTTTCGAAAAAAGAAGGATCTTAAAGAGAGATTTTTAAACCTTAAAACTTTAAAAATTAACGGGATGTCTTTTACCATAAAGGCCATCTCCCCTCTTCTCGATTTCCCGTCTGACAAAATGCCGCAGATATTTACGGATTTTGTTTCGGGGAGGAATTCCCCTATTTCGGAAATGAGCATTGAAAGGGTCAAGAAAATCCAACACGATATGTATTCCACCATCGCCGCTGGCGTTGTCGAGCCCGTCATCAAACCTGTAGGAACAAAAAACGAATTAACCCCGGAAGATATTTTCCGAGATCCATCCATGGGCGTCCAGCTCTACTACGCGATCATGAACCATTCCTTGAATAAGTTTTCGGGCATGAAGCATCTTTTTTTTTCGACAGGGATAAAGCTATCTATGTTT